CGGCCGACGACGTCGCGACGATCGCGCCGCTGCCCGCGGAGCTCGCCGCGGGGTTCGCGGGATCCGCGACGATCGTTTCCGCCTGTTCCATGTCCGAAGATCCTCATGCGTGATTTGCTCGCGCCGGCCTGTTCCGGGTCGAGTGGTTCGTTGTGAAGGACGTGCATCACCGCCCAGGCCAGGTCGGCATGGCCCGTGTCGCCGGCGCGGCTCGCCGTGTAGGTGATCTGCTTCTGGCTGCCGGTCAGTTCGGCCCGGATCGCCATGAAGCTCTGGGCGATGTCGATCGCGCCGTTGTCGAACTTGATGCGCCCAGCGTTGAAGACGTTCTTCGCCTTCAGCACCATCTCGGTCTTAACCGCGACATTGTAGTCGATCCGGCGCGCGGTCGGGAACTCGGCCGCGACCAGCTTCCAGGTGGCCTGACCCATGCCGGTGGTGTCGATCGCGATATGCTCGACGTTGTAGCGCTCGCGCAGGCCGAGCACGAATGCTGACAGCTTCTGGAAGTCGTAGCCGGTGTGGCGATACTTCTCGAGCACGCGGAACGTGCCGCCCGGTTTCTCCGGCGGAGCCATCACCACCACCGCGGCCGCGTCGCCGGCCGCGCTCTCGGCCGGATCGACGCCGACCCACACCGGCCGTTCGCCGAAGGGGCGCAGCGCGTAGGGCTCGAAGTCCTTCTTCCATTCGTCCCAGCTGTCGCACATGGCGCGCCGCATCAGGTTGAACGGGAACATCGACTGGCTGTCGTCGATGAACTGGCACATGTAGAGCTGGTCGAAGACATCCGGGGCATAGCGCTTGCGCTGGCGCTCCAGGTTGATGAGGTCGCAACCGCCTGCGATCGCGTCCAGGATGGTGACCCGCTGCCGCCAGATATCGTCGGCGCCGAGCACGCCGGCGCGCAGCTCCTCGTCGGTGAACTTGAAGCTGCCGCGCTCCGCCTTCTCCCGACCTTCGTTGAACTTGTCGCCGTTCCAAGTCCGGTGGGCCTCGTGCGCCGCGGTCGACGGCGTCGAGAAATAGGTGATCCGATATCGCGCCTGCGTCGCCATGGCGCTCGCCACGTCGTCGATCCGCTCGAACCCGTGCACCCAGAAACACTCGTCGACGTAGACGTCGCCGTGATAGCCCTGCGCGGTGCGGTAGTTGGTGCCGAGGAAGTAGAGCTTGGGGCTCTCGTCGTTCGGCCCGGTGATCGCGCCGTCGTCCCACACCAGGTCCATGGTGATAGGATCGCCTTCCAGCTTCACGCCGGTCACCGCATTAACGAAGTCGACGATGTACTGCCGGAAGATGTTGGCCTGCGCCCGGCTCGCCGAGATGAAGATTTGATTGTTGCCCGTCTCCAGCAGGCGGATGAATGCTTCGCGCGCGAAATAGAACGTGGCGCCGATCTGTCGCGACTTCAGGATGAAGCGCGTGACGTTCGCCGATGACGTTGCCAGGTCCTGGCGCAGCGGCACGACATTGCCGACCGGGCGATCGACGCCGGCGAGCGGCGCGCGCCAGGCGAGCTGATAGGCGAACAACCCGCTCTCGAATGCGGCCTTCACCTCGGCCACCTGGTCGCGGGTCAGGTGGTTCTTGCGCGCCTGCTTCTTCTCGCCGGCGTTGCGGTTCGCGACCTTCGGATTGAGGTGGCCCTCGTGGCCGCCCTTCTCCTGGAACCGGCGCACCCGCGCCATTCGCTCGATCTGCCGGCCGAGCAGGTCGATCTCCTTGAAGTCGTGCGCGCCCTTCTTCTCTTTCGCGACCAGCTGGCAGTACCGCACTTCCACGGCGCTTTCGCAGCGATCGACGATCGGCGAGTCATCCCACTTGCCGCGCTTCTTCCAGGATTGGACGGTGTGCTCGTTCAGATCGAGCCCGTGCAGCTCGTTCAACTCGCGCGTCAGCTCGGTGATGCCCCAGCCCCGGAAATAGAGGCTGCGCGCCAGACGGCGCGGATCGAACAGCATTTCGCCGTCTACGAGCGTGGGAACGGAAGGGTGTGCATCGACCATCGCGGCGGACGCTAGCGTCGGTCGTTCCCCGACCGGGCCGGCCTGCTGTTGTCACTTGCGCCCCGACAACAGCCCCACGTTGCCGATCGACCGCATCATCGCGCCTTTGTCGGCTTCAGGCACGGCGGGCTGTCCCCTCCCCCTCGGCTCGGCCGTGCCACCCGGATCCACAGGAGCGCGAGCGCCGTCATGCCGAAGACCAAGTCCTTCATCGTCGCTGTCGAAGGCGACACCGTCGATGGCCGCAAGATCGAGGCAAGCTGGCTGAAGGACATCGCCACCTGCTACCACCGCCCGACCTACGGCGCGCGCGTGAACAAGGAACACATCGTCGGCCTGGCCGGTGGCGATCCGTTCAAGATCTACGGCGACGTCCTGTCCTGCTCGACCGAAGAGATCGAGATCCAGCTCGCCGGCAAGCCCGTCAAGAAGCTGGCGCTGCGCGCCGAGATCGAGGCGACCGACGAACTGGTCGCGATGACCGCCAACGGTCAGAAGATTTACACGTCGATCGAGGTCGCTCCCAACTTTGCCAACACCGGCAAGGCCAACCTCGTCGGCCTGGCCGTCACCGACACGCCGGCGTCGCTCGGCACCGACGTGCTCAGCTTTGCGATCAAGCATCCCGGCGCGCTCAGCACCGGCCCGAAGCTCAAGGCTGCGGAGAACGTCTTCTCGCTGGGTTACGAGACCACCTTCGAACTCGCCGATGGCGAGGTCGCCGCTCCGCCGGCCGACAGCGCCGCTGGCATGTTCGCCGCGATCACCGCCTTCTTCACCGGCAAGACCGTTGCGTCGGTCACGCCACCCGCAGCGCCTACGCCGCCGGCACCCCCCGCCCCGCCTGCAGGCGGTAGCGACGCGAGGGCGCCCGCGAATGACAATGAGTTCGCCAAGCAGGTGATGAAGGGCTTCACCGACATGACGGCCGCCGTGGAAAAGCTCGGCAACGAGTTGCGCGGTGAGATCGGCAAGGTCCGCACCGACCAGGAGGCGCTGCGCACCCAGATCGATGGCACGCCCAAGCCTGGTCAATTCTCGCGCACGCCGGCGACCGGCGGTGGCGCAGCCGGCTCGCAGAAGCGAGCCGAGTGCTGATCCGACCCTCCGCCACCTGCCCCGCCCGTCCGCTCCACGAGGTAATCCTTCCATGAAGAACCCCACCCGCCTGCTCTACGGCACGTATCTCGAAAACATCGCCGAACTGAACGGCGTTGACGACGCAACCGTGCGCTTCTCGGTCGATCCGACCGTCGCGCAGAAGATCGAGACCAAGCAGCAGGAATCGAGCGCGTTCCTCGGTGCGATCAACGTCTTCCTCGTCGACGAGATGGAGGGCGAGACGGTCGGCGTCGTGTCGAGCGGGCCGATCGCCAGCCGCACCGATACCAACGCAAAGGACCGCGTCACCCGCGACCCAACCGGCCTCGTCTCGCAGCGCTATCGCTGCGAGGAGACGGACTACAACACCCACATCACCTGGGCGAAGCTCGACCAGTGGGCGAAGTTCGACGACTTCGAAGTCCGCATCCAGGGCGTGATCGTCAACCAGCAGGCGCTCGATCGCATCCGTATCGGCTTCCGCGGTACGCATGTCGCCGTCGAGAGCAATCTCGCCGAGCACCCGAACCTTGAGGACATGAACATCGGCTGGCTCCAGGAACTGCGCCTGAAGTCGCCGAGCCAGGTCATGGGCTCGACCACCGTCGCCGGTGCGTCGGACAAGCTCGAGGGCGTCACGACCGCCGTTCCGGTGCTGGTCGGCGTTGGCCAGGATTACGCCAACCTCGACGCGCTGGTCTATGACGGCATCGAGCTGCTGGATCCCTGGCACCGCGAGCGCACCGACCTGATCGTCATTTGCGGCCGCAAGCTGGTCCATGACAAGTATTTCACGGTGGTCAACCAGGACCTGAAGCCGACCGAACAGGTCGCGGCCGACGTCATCATGTCGACCAAGCGCCTGGGCGGCCTGCCGGCGGTACGCGTGCCGTTCTTCCCCGAAGACGCCCTGCTCATCACTACCTACGACAATCTGTCGATTTACGTGCAGGAGCAGTCGCGCCGGCGCCAGATCGAAGAGAACGCGCGTCGTAAGCGGATCGAGGACTATCAGTCGTCGAACGACGATTATGTCGTCGAGGATCACGGCCTTGCTGCGCTGATCGAGAACATCGAGCTGGTGGAAGCGCCGGCGGTCACTTCGCAGGCTGCGACCATCCAGGCCGACGCGCCGGAAGCCGTGGGCGCGTAATGACCCCGGCGCAACGTCATCGCGCGCGAGCGCTCGGCCAGGTCGCGATCACCGCGGCCAACCCGGCGCCCGTGCGCGGTGCCGCTGCCGCCAGTCAATACGAGCTGCTGCGCGCGAAGCTCGGCAACGATTTGCGCCGGCTTCAGGAGATCCAGTCGGTCGAGGCCAAGATCGAACTGAAGCGCGAACTCGCGCCCTTCTACAACGACTGGATCGATGGCGTGCTCGCCTCCGGTGGCGGCATGCAGGACGCCATCGTCACATGGAACATGATCTGGCGGATCGACATCGGCGCCTTCGACGCGGCCCTGCCGCTCGCGCGCTACATCCTCCGCCATAACCTCACCCTGCCCGACCGCTTCGACCGGACGGCGCCAACCTTGATCGCTGAAGAGATCGCCGAGGCCGCGATCAAGCGGCTCGGGCAGGGACCAGAGGACAACTCGGAAGACGAGGAGCGCGCGACGATCGCCGCGATGCTCCGGACGCTGTCGGCCTGCTGGTGTTGGACCAGGACATCTTCGACCAGGTCCGCGCCAAGCTCGAGAAGGCACAGGGCCTGGCCCTGATCCGCCAGGTCGAACTGACCCCGACCGATGCCGATGGCCCGGCCGGCGCGCGCCGCGCGGCGCAGGAACGCGCCTCCCGCCATCTCAAGCGCGCGCTCGAACTCGACAGCTCGGTCGGCGTGAAGAAGCGGCTCGAGCAGCTGGAGCGCGCGATGCGCGCGGCGGTCGATGGCTGAGCTGGCGATCGCCATCGTGCCCGGCGCGATCTGCTGGCTCGTCCTTCTCGCGATCGTCACCGCTCGCGAACCCAGCAACAATATTCGCCGCGCAGCTCGCGCGGCTGACCAGCTCGCCCCGGCGTGCTCGGGGGGCAGAACGTCGATGGCGGCAGGCTTCGGCCGATTCCGCACACCGACGCTCTCCACCCCCCGCTAGCCGGGAGCGGATTCCATGATCGCCGCCCCGCCCGTCAAGCAGGCCGCCTCCGTCCCCGACATGATCCCGGGTGACGATTGGTACCCATCCTTGTCGATCGCCGAGTTCAAGGCCGCACAGCGCATGCCGGCGGTCGTCACCGACACGCGCGCGCGCGATGCGTTGATCGGGGGGATCCTGTCCGTGGACGCCGAGATCGCCGGTTGGCGCAGCGCCCAACAGGATGCCGGCGTCGCCAGTCTCGAGGCCGCCATCATTCGCGATGCAGCCAATCGGCCGCTGCCGCCA